TATCTCACTTATTGTTTTTTCTCTTGCTAGAGATTTATTTGCTCTGGAGCGAAGTGCATCCCTCTTCTCGTTCGACTCAATTCTCTGTTGGTCTAGTGCTATATCAGACTCTGCTTTTGCTCTATCTAACTCTAGTTTAGCTATATCTATTTGTGCGTCAGCCGCTTGATTTTGTTCTTTCATGTCTAACTCACGACCTCTATCTTGAGCCCTCTGCTGAGTATCCATTGCTTTTCTTTGTGCCTCTTGTTCTTTAATCTGAAGGTCTTTCATTGCAATTTGAACTCTTGGGTCTTGCATCTGCTGTTGCTGTTGAGCTTGCTGTTGCTGTTGCTGAGCCGCTTGAGACATCTGCATTCCTGCCTGTGCCTGCATCTTAGCAATTTGATTTTCTGTTTCTATTGGAATTTCTTCGTAGTCTTCGTCTTTGCCCGGATTTGCTCTATCGTACTCTGGAGCCGGTGGTAACTCTGCACCAGTCTGAGCCATAATCATTGCTCTGTATTTATGAGCCATGTGCTCTTGAACGTGTGCCGTTATGTTACCCGCTAGTGCCATTGCAACCTGCTGAGATTGTGGTGTCATTGTTGGGTCTTGCATCATTGACGTGTGTACAGCCATGTGTGCATCGTGGTCTTGCGATGCGAAAGCCTTAACTGGTCTACCATACATCATAGCATAATTTTCTGTTGCGGGGTCTTTTCGTTTTGCTCCTGCCTCTGGTAGAAGCATATCATCAATATTCTTAACATCGAGTGCCTCGTACAATCTCCTGTAGGCTTCCTTCATGTCATGAATTTGTGGAGCCGCCGCCGCCGCTTGCAGTTGTGTCTGTGCAAGTAGAACCCTCTGTGCTGTAGAAAATATGTTCGGGTCGGAAACCGGAACAATATCTATTTTTGCATCAAAATCTTTTTTAAAAATATATCGAGAATCATTCTCTACGCTGTACGGATAGTAGTCTGGTAGATAATCTTTATTAATTCTTGCTAGTATTTTAAATTCTTCTCTCTGTGCTTTGTGTAGTCTCTTGTGAATAGAGGACATAACCTTGATACCCTGCTCTAGTAGAGCAATGGTTGTACCTACAGGTGCATTTGAATTCATGTCACCGGCTTGCATATCAGTTATCGCCGCTAGTCTTCTTCCCTCTTGTGTCATAGACCCAAGAAGAGCAAAGAGTGTTTGTGATGGTTCTTTGAATGGTAGAGGTACGATAGACTTTCTTATGTCATCGCCGTATCCCTCAACATCTCTAAACTCACCAAAACCAACAGGTTGTTCTCCTTCTACCCTCATGCCTCTAGCCTTAAAGCCACCCGGTAAGTTGGAGAACTGCCCTGCATCAACCAAGGAGCGAAGAATGGTTGTTACGGATTTCTGTAAGTTACCAAGTAGGTGGACATAGCCTAAACCATAAAATCCAAATCCCGGTAAAAACTTATAGTGTACAAAGTGTTGTATTCTTTTAAAATTTTCATCGTCATCTAAATAATTTTGACGAATAGATAAAATTTGTTTTGTTTCTTTACATATGCTGACAATGTGAGGACAAGCAAAATCTTTTTCTTGACCCGGAATATCAATGTCAACGTGCATCTCTAGAATAGTAAATCTTCCATCCTTCTGATAACTCTTTGATGGGGTAATACCTTCTATCTCTTGTATCTTATGTGTAATATCATTGGAGTCATCCTCTTCGGGGTTCATCTCCATATCCACATCCATGTAAAAACCATTTGCCATTCTCTTACGCAATTCGTTTTCTGTGTATCGTAGTATGTGTGTGTATCTGCCAGACGTTCTTAGGTCTGTTGTATTGTAAGATATAACAAAATCAGTAATAGGAATAAATTTTGCGACAGGTCTCTGTAGTGCCTCATCGTAGTATACTTTTTTAAAGCAACTACCAACGATAGGAAGATAGAAAAGCATCTGGTCGAAGTCATCGAAGTATTCCTCCATTGACTCTGTAATCTGATAGTTAAGAAACTCTTTTACTCTGCTTGCCTGTTGAACAACTTCATCCGTTTTATTACCAATAATTTTAGTTTTAACTGGGCCATCAGCAGGAAACAATTCTTTTATTGCCTGTGATTGAAATTGTACTGCACCCTCAATCATCATAGGATGATGTGCTGAACAAGCACCGGGGAAAGGTTTAGTTGCATCTTCTATTTTAAGACCAAGTAAATCCATACCCTTCTTAATTGTTTCTTCGTAATCTTTTCTGCTACTTACGTCAGCCTCAAAAGCATCTAGTAACTCACTAGAAATTTCATTTAACTCCTCATCACTCATGTCTTCGGCAAGGTTATCAGAAACTTCTACAGTTTCCTCCACTGGCTCGCCTTCTGCAATGATTGTAACTTCTGATTCTAGAAGTGGGTCTACAGACCCAAAAGGAGTAACTGCCATTTAAAATACGCCTTTAAACTTAGTCCCTCTAATAGCCGCACCCGTTCCTCTAGATTTTTTAGAAGATGATTTAGCACGCTTCTTAACTGCACCACCCTTTTTCATGTAACCCATTTTATTTCTAATTTTTTTAGGTAATTTTTTTAATCCTTTTTTATCTGATGGTACTAATTTTAATGCAATGCCACCCTCAGCCATTTCTAAACCCATGCCTTTTTTACGAGCATTCATCATACCGCCTTCAGCTTTATTAAACATACTATCTTTACTAAATGGCTCTTTTAAATCTAAATTAAATGCAACACTGTTTGCAATTTTCATTACTCTATCTACTGCGGTTCCTCCAAAATATTTTGCAATATTTACAGGGCTAGCCCATGACTTACCTTTTTTATTCTGTTCTTTAATATATTTTTCTACAACTGATGCTGTTATTGCAGATTTTATTATAGGTTTTATTAATTTTTTACCACCCTTTACAGCGAAATCTGTAACTGCTTTAGTTATTTTACCCATTCTATACTCCTAATTTTTTCATTTCGTTTGCGAGCTCTTCGGCTCTGTTCTTGGTTTGTTTCGCCCAACGTGAGTCGAGCATCTCAATAGAAGCACTATCATATTTACTTTGTGATAAATTTTTCCACATATTCTTGAACTTACTAACTCCCGTAGCCCCAAGCTGAAATACCATTTCTGTTATTATTTCTTTTGCTTCTTCTTTTATATCAGAGCAATCAAATTCAGTACATAGTCTACTTGCTGAATCTTGTGCACTCTTCAAATCCTTTTTAAATATATCTGTTAGATACTCCTCCGAGTATTCTTTTCCGTCCTCCCAGAAGTCCTCCACGCATAAATGGCCGTAGCCAACGGTTCTCTTATCTAGGGTATCCTTGTAAACGGTATTACGAAAACCTTCGTGTCTCTTAACTCTATCCTCTAATGATTCCATTACCAGTAACTTCCTTTCGGCCCTGTGGGCTCCTCGTATGGTGCATCCTGCGGGTGACTAACCATCCACCCCTTACGCAATCTCAGTAGAGCCTGCGTTGTTGAATCCACTAAGTCATCGTGCTTCGCATTAGGAAACATAGCGAACTGGTTCATAACGTCTGCTGACTCATCCGTGTCGGGGAACCACACTCTCCCCCCCTCGAATAGAGGGGCGACCGAGTGTACTCTTGCCAGTTTATCCATCTTCTTTGGATTGAATGGCGTAATCGGTATACCCGTTCTCATTAATTCCTGTACGAGTGACCAACCACTCGCCTTCGCCTCAACTAATACTAAGTCTGGCTGTAGTTCATTGTATAAGTGAACCGCTTGATTTTTTAATTCGGGGAAGGTTAACTTCTCTCGAAATGAATGAATCAAATAGAGATTGTATCCGCCCTCGCCACTGAAGACACCCCACGTTGTGCACGCAGAGTAATCCGATGTCTCGGTTACTGTGTAGGCTGTATCCCACGACTGTAAGATGTAATCCATCTCTGGTGGGTGCTCTCTCGTCCACGGCTTCCACCACCACCTCTTGATGATGTTACCCTCCTCAACGGATGGTTTCTGTGAGTATAGAGATGACCACTCCCGTGTGCCAATCGTCTTCTTAATTTCTTCTAATCTCTTTAGTGGGTACGACTCCTCCCACAGTGGGTCTCCCTCTTTTAACTCTAGCATGGTAGCGGCTCTCTCATTTAAGATTGCCGGAAACTCTACAACGTCCCAACCCTCGTGTCCTGTCTCCTTTAGAATCCAACCGGCCAAGTCATCCTCGTGCCACCGTGTCTGAATTAATACAACGGAGCCGTTAGGCATTAGTCGTGTGTAGGCTGTTGCCCTGTACCAGTCGAGTAGGTTCTTCCGCATTGCCGCAGAGTCTGCCTCCTCTCGTCCTTTAATCGGGTCATCAATTAATAATAAATGTGCACCACGTCCGGTGATAGCACTCCCTGCACCCACGGCGAAGTATACGCCGCCCCTCGTTGTATTGAAACGCCTCATACTGGATGAGTCGGTGGATAGTTCCGCATCTGGGAATACATCCGTGTATCTCTTGTCTTGCAGTTGGTTACGAACCTTACGTCCGAAGTCATCCGCTAAATCCTGTGCGTAGGTTGCACATATAATATACTTATCTGGGTTCCTACCCATGTACCAAGCCGGAAAGAATTCCGATGTCAGAATAGACTTGCCGTGTCTGGGTGGCATGAATATCGCTAGCCTCTTTATGTCTCCCCTCTCCACAGCCTCTAATTTGCTCGCTAGGAGCTTAATGTGCGGCGGTGATAGGTAGTTGTCCATCTGGAACTTAGCGTACCCTATGAGGCTTGTTCTTGCTTTTTCTTTAGACTCTATATCCTTAACTTGCTCTACTAGTCTCTCTAGTTCTGCAATCTTTTGTTCTGTTGATTTATCTATCATAAATAATAAGGGGTACTTGAAAAAACATATCTTAACAGTAATTGTTAAAAATAAAGCACCCCTCTACATTTAATATTAATTG